CAGCGGAATCTAGTCGTAGGATTACTCCAAAATGAATTTAGCTGCATCCTTAGCATCACTCAAAAAGAAAATTGACACTATTAATACCCCTCCTCTTGTTGAGGACAAAGGGCACTTAGACCATCCTGAAGACTTGGTATTTCTAGGTGATATTACAGGTGCTACTAGGGCATTAACCGCGATTCAACAAACAGTTACTAACCCCAAGACGGTAACAATTAAATGGGACGGCTACCCTGCGCTCATCTTTGGTCGTGGCAGTGATGGTAAGTTTAGTATTATGGACAAACATATGTTCAATAAGAAAGACGGTACTGGCAGACGAATATTCAGCTCAAAGCAATTTAGAGAATACGACCTAGCCCGAGGTGTAGATCGTTCCGATTTACACAGATTGATAGCTGAGATATGGCTCGGGCTAGAAAAAGCATCAGCCGGCGCCTCTGGGTACTATTGGGGTGACTTGCTGTTTAGTAACCCACTAACTGAAGCGAATGGACTATACACATTCAAAGCAAACCCAAATGGGATAACATACACTGTGGATCCAAAGAGTGTTGTTGGAAAGCTAATGGCTGGAAAGCAAGCTGGTATTGCAGTTCATCAATATATAGCACCAGATGCACCTAGCACAGACCTCGCAGTGCCATTGAATGGGAATATTGGCAAGTTAAAGAATAATTCCAATGTAGCTATTGTACCCAGTAAAATGCCAAATACGCCGGCGTTAAAACTAGATACGTCACTAGTAGCTGGTGTTAAAAATGCGATTTCTCAATATGGAGATGCAGTTAATCAACTGATGAATACTGCGCCGCAAGCAAGAAATACGTTTAATCAACTATTTACTACTTATCTTAATAAGAAAATAGTGTCAGGTGATCTAAACAATTTACTGCAGGGGTTTATGTCATACGTTGATACTAGACCAATGACAGACGCAATGCGGGCTAAGATAGATACTCATTTACAAAATAATCAAGATGGCTTAGTGGGCGCATTTACGATATGGGCAGCTATATACAAGCTAAAAATGTCTATCGTAGACCAATTGAATAAAGCCGCTGAGTCTAGCCCAGTACAAGGCTATCTGCAAGATGGTACCGCAACGCAAGAGGGGTTTGTATCACAGGGTTTAAAATTTGTAGATAGGATGGGCTTTAGTCGCCAAAACCTGCAGGGTAGATGACCAAAATCCCGCCGCAAAACCAGTATTTTTTACTCCTGGCATAAATAAGTGTAGAGCTATACGCTCACAAACTTAAAGGAATTTTTAAAATGGCACAATTTACAAGAGTTAATGGCGACTTTCTACCACTAATCAACTATGACTCACCAGCATATACCAACGCAGGTGTTAACGCAATTGAATCAGCAGCAACAGTTCAGCCAGCTGGTCCTAAATTAGCATTCGGAACAATCACCTTCACTGGTGCAGCTACACCATCAGGTTCTGACTTAGCAAAAACTTTCCAGATCATAGAGCAATTAGCTACAATTATGATGTACGAGTATACTGAAGTTGGCGACAATACTGACACGTTAGCAGTTGCTATTTATCCAGTCGGTGCTTGGGACTTCACTAACGGCGGTGCCCTTGATGTTGCATTGACCGCAGCTACAGGCTTAAATTATGCTGTTACTACAGCAGCAACAGCTACATTCACAAACTAATTGATTAGTTTTTGATACACCAGCCCGAGATTTATTCTCGGGTTTTTTTACCTCAATAAATAGTAGTATGAGTTTCAATATTCAATGCTATACGATGTTCGACATCACACAGACCAAAGTAATGAATCGTTCACGTCCGATAGCAGATGATGAATCATGGCTGTATAAAAGAAATACGCAATGCAATTTTGACACTGTGGTTCAGGCTATATCCCTAAGATCACAGCCTGAGGTAGTTGCCGCTCCTAAGAGAATACAAATACGATTTGATGAGTTTGATAATTTTGGGTTTCTATATCAACAAGCAGAAGATGAAACCTATCCTTGCTGGACCTTTGATTTTATGATACAACATCCCAGTGTGTTTGATGATGGGATATCTGAATTGGGATCGTTGTACAGTGATTGTGATGGCGTCCCGATGATTTTATGCGGCACTGAATGGAATAAGTTACCATTGTTTTTAGATTCGTCTCCGGAACTCAGAAATATTTATTTTACGGTACATTATGACAACGAATAAAATTATAGACAAAGTTACAAAGTTCTTAACCAATGAGTTTATACAATCGGTAGGTAACATAGCCATCTTTAAAAATGATGATGGTTCATACGAACTTTTTGACCGTTACATAATTAATGAAACAAAAAATAACACCTTTATAGTCAGAATTCGCAGTAGCTATACTACCAAGACATTTAACTCGTTGAAGAATGCAGTAACTTGGTGTACATTTGAAAAGAGAAATAAATTTCATCAAACAACACGGATTGAACATTTAGACAAGTCTATTGGCAGTATCAATGTAGAAATCACTATGCATCAGAATCTACTTAAAAAAAGTAACGAATTAGACAAAAAAATGATATACATCGCAAAGCTCAATGAAGAAAGGCTTAAACGAAAGAGTATGACTACGGAAATGCATTCATACATCACTGAATCCAAGTATTGGCAAACAAAAAAGTTTGCTCCAAAGGATCAAAATATGTATGAAAAGATAAATACTTTATAACGTTTGGAATAACAATATGAAACTTACCGATTTTGACAGCAAAGAATATGCGCCCCAAGCACTCAAAGAAAATTATAAAGTTTCCTTTGATGTAAAACACATGTCAATGCCCGATACGAAAACCATGCTACAAAAAGTACGTGGATTAGCGATGGAAGCCAGAGGATCATCTGATTTCCATCAAAATCAAGCCAATCCATCGTATATGAAACTAGTTTTTATGGAGCAGGCTCTTGTATCACACTTTAATGTGTTATCATCACGCCCTCAGCCTCGTATCGTGTTTGAGAACGAAGAGGTTGAAAAATCACAGGTTGTATTGGCAGCACAGGATATGGTTGACTCCGTTCAGAAAATGGTCGAAGAAGTCAGCGATATGTTAGTTAAAGAATTGCCTGCGTTAGTTGATAGCATTCAATCTGAGATTGGTGTCAATGAAAGTACTCAGTTTAACGCACAGGTTACTGAAGCACTATCCAGCCTAGCAGCGACGCTAACACTGTCTAAGACAACATTGCAAGGGGCACTCAATACTATCACCGGTCAAGGTGATGCGGCATTTGGTGCTGATATGGGTGCTGATATGGGTGCTGATCTAGGCGCTGATATGGGCGCCGCAGATGGGGCTGAGTTAGGAGCTGAGGATGAAGAAGACTTGATGGCTCCTGAAGCGCCGGAAGCTCCTGAAGTTCCCCCAGTTGGCGGAGTAGGCAGAGCCAAGAGATAAGTAATGCGACTTTACGAGTTTGCAGCCGACCCTATAGTTACTAGCTTGGTTGCAGTGGTTGATCAATTACAAACTGACTTAGATTCTGGTGAAGTTCATTCCGATTGGACTGTTCCGGAACTGTTAGCTTATTTTAGAGATTACGATATACTCCTAGATAAAACAGATTTATACAATATGATTCAAGTGCCGCCTCTGAATAGTCTGATACAGAATATTCAAGGTGATAATGTTATATTCAAAGGACAGACCTCGGCCGCTGATCAACCTGAAGATGAAAAAAAGAAGATTGTGAAATCAATGGCCAATCACGCTGCCCAGCAAGTTAAATGATAATAGCTACCACCGCCGCAGTTAATAAAGTAAAACAACAGCTACAAAAAAGAGGGAAGGGTAGTGGTATTCGCATAGGCGTAAAGACTACTGGTTGCTCTGGACTTGCATATGTTCTGGAATTTGTAGATTTACCACAATCAACAGACATTAAACTAGCCTGTGAAGGCTGTGATATCTATATGGATCCTAAATCACAACCCTATTTACAAGGGTTAACAGTAGATTATGTTCGTCAAGGGTTGAATGAGGGTTTTGAATTTAGTAATCCCAACTCTAAAGGTGAATGCGGTTGTGGAGAGAGTTTTAGAGTTTGACCTAACTGCTTGACTTTGGGCGAGCAGCATAGTATAATAC